CTGGCTGGACCCAAGCCGTCGTGCCCCCCGGTCCATAGCCTAGCCTTGGTTGTGGTACTACTCCTTGGTCTGCCGCTGCTTGTGCTGCCGCTGCTTGTGCTGCCGCTGCCGCTGCTGCTTGTTCCGCTGCTTTAGCTGCCTTTTCCGCATCTTCCCTGTTAAGTCTTTCCACTTCTGCAGCCCAATTGGAAACAGGTGCACGGATCCATTCCCCAGATCCTGGTATGATTTCCCGCAATGTTGTCTGAGCAGACCTGATTGCTAGGCCCATTAGCTCCCCTGTTTCAAAAAAGATTTCCTCTATTGTCTCAAGTCCAGTAGTTTTGAATTCAGATGCGAATGTCTCCCAATCAATTCCAGCCTTTTCAACCATTTCTTTCCAGTGAACGTTGAAATCATCTAACTCCCTTTCCATACCGCCGAATAAAGTACCAAGCTCCCCTCTACTCCTACCTGACATTTCAATCACCTTATTAAAGGCTTCCTCAGTCGAAATTCCAAATGCATCCCACATCTTAGCGGCGGGCGAGGTGTCGATGAAAAACTGTGTCCAACTCTTTGTTGCTTCGAGTATTGCTAATTGTGACTCACTCATTGGCTCTGTTATTGACTCCTTAATTATACGCCCTACGCCTGGTAGATTCCCATGAAGTTCAAGAAACTGTGAATAATATTTTTCCCATACATCAGTCCCACCCTTGACTTTGTCGCTAAGATCAACAATCTCTCTGCCCATTGTATGAATGCGCTCACCCCAAAAAGTCTGCGCCGGTGCTAATTGCGTACTAAGTATATTTTCTTCTTGCTTCAAATCTTCAAGGTATGGCCCATAATCCTGCGCAAGATGTTCTATTGCAGTTTCGGTCTTTTGGGTTGCCGCTGTTTGTTGGCCCATTTTTTTTATCAACTTGTCTCTTGCCTTGGTGTTAGTGCTGATTATGGTCCTCAGATTTATTGCCTGTTGGGATTCGCCTTTGCCTGCCTCGACCAAATCCTCTAATTTCTCCGTCATTTCGGCTATGAGTTTATTTGCCCCTGCTATCTTCCGTTCAGTGCCTCCTAATGCCCCCGTCCATTCTGACCAAATAGCAACACCGGCACCTAGCAGAAGCGCTATCGGTCCAAGTGACGCGGCTACCGAAGCCAGTCCCGCAAGTTTCACAGCAGCCACGCCGCCTGCAAGAGCCCTGAAACCTCCGGCGGCCATGTGCGCGCCGCTAGCTAATGAAGGCAAAAGGAGTATGAGAGGACCGCCAATCGTTGCGCCAACACCAAGTATACCCCCCACTTTTAGCAATGCACTTGCTAACGCAGGGTGCGCATCTGCCCACTCTTTCATACTTGTGATAATCTCGCTGGTTTTAGTTGCCAAAGATGCTAGAACAGGAAGAAGATGCTCACCTATTATCAACTGAATCCCCTGTATTTTACCTTGCATTAATTCAAATTGGCGATCTGCGCCTTTATTTATTTCATTAACTGCTTCTGTAGCTGCGCCGACACCGTCAGAAGCATGTGCCATTGCATCCAGATCGGCAGCGTATGACTGGGCATTCTCACCAGCTAAGGCAAGGATGGCCTGTACGCCTTCAACTGATCCAATCAGCTTCCGCAACGTTGCCATATTGCCATCTGTCGCTCCCATTAACTCACCCATGACACCAGCCAAGCCCTTGGTTTCTATGTTTTCCTTGCTCATCTCTAGCCCTAACGCTGCGAGGTGCTTCTCCTGCCTTGCTGTAGGGGCTGTTAGAGCTTGGATTGCTGCTCTGAGCTGCGTTGTGGCTACGCTAGTCGGTACGCCCTGCTTAGTCATTGTGGCCATAGCAGCGGATACTTCATCAAACGAAACACCAGAGGCTTGAGCTAATGGGGCAACATTATATAGCGAAGTGGAAAGCTCATCAAGTGTGGTCTTGCCGCCTTTAATGGTCGTGAACATTATATCTGCCACGTTCTGCGCGCTGCTCATCGGAATTTTGAAAGCATTTAGAACAGTGGTCAATCCATCAACGGCTGCTTTAGTATCCGTGACACCAGCTATTGCTGCGTTTGATGCTATTTCAAGAAATGTGATAGCATTCTCTTCGGGCACACCCGCTGATATTGCTTGGTAGAGAGCCTTTGTGGATTCGACCGCATCAACGCCTATCCTGCTTGACATTTCTCGCACGTCTTTGGAAAATGCCTCAAATTCGTCCTGGCTGAGGCCCATCATGCTATTGACTTCACGCATCCCCGCCTCAAACTGGGCAAATGAGCGCGCAGCCATACCGCCAGCGGCCAGAATGCCGGCACCCATCGCGGTCATACCAATGCCGATAGCCTTGTGGTTTTTCATTATGGCCGCGCCGAAGCCAGTGGCCTGCTTCTGCAAGCCACTCATCACTTTGCCTGCATTATCCTTGGCGCTGATTACTATACTAAGCTTCGCTGCACTGGCCATCGTTCTTTTCTTCCAATGCCTGATTTAGTTCTCGCCAAAATCCAACTTGCCCTTTTGTTAATTTACTAGCATCCGTATTGTGCTGGTCCCTAGTAGCCTTAGCCATCCTTGCCTCTAGTATCCCAAAGGCTAGCGCAGGGTCTTGCTTCAATGCCTCTGCTGGCGTGCAATTGAATGCTTGGCAAATACTATCTATGATGCTTTCGGTTGTGGGCGCTTCACCGTTGATGGTTTCTTGGGCGAGCGCCCTGATGCGTTTTTTCGCTCAGCCACCGTTTCCCCTTGTATGGCATTGACAAGGTAAATGATCTCGTCTTCAGCCAATTCCTGTATCACCTCACTGGTTGGCGGTGGTAGAGGCATACCTTTCATGTCGGTCCAGTTCCATGCCATGACACGGCTTGCAATTGACCGACACAATGATTCCATCGAATTGGCCAGCCCGTCTTGATTCGGATTGGTCAATGCTCTCCTCAACTTGTCTAGAGCTATGTACTGAGTCATAGCTCCCACTGGGATTATATCTACCCACTCACCTTCATGGACATGGTGTGCTGCTCCCTCATCCACAATCCTGTCACCGGAAACCTTACGCCCAATAGCTACCACGCAATCATCAGACTCCACCCGTCTGGCTGGTATCTTCAAGCCCTTTTTCATCCTGCCTCCTTAAATCGTGCAACAGCATTTCGGCCATATCTATATCCCTGTCGACCTCAATACTGGCTTCACCACAACCTAACTCCTCAAGACATACCTGTACCTCACGCATTCGTTTGATGCGGTTTTCCAAGTCCGCGATGCGCTCCGGTACAGTGGCCATCTAATATTAGCCTACGATACTGCCCTGGTGGTGGCCCCATTTACTTGCAGATCGGCGGAATAAGTTACCGCCCCACCTACATCTGCTGTGATGGTGTAGGAGCTGACTAAGGCATTGCCAGTGTAGTTTGGGTCACTTGCACCAGCTGCATTGCCTGTCGGCTGGTAGATGAAGGCCGCTTCACCACTTCCTATCTGGGTAAATATGGTGGCGTCACCCTGTGATGCCGCAAAGTCTGCCGCCCCCGATATAGAGAATGTGCCATTAGCCAGCCCCTCGACAAACTCTGCGCCTGTGTCAGCAAATGCTGTCACTTCAGTTAGCGTATTGTTTACCGTCAGGCCGATGCTACTAAGCTCATCCTCTATCGCTACAGCGTTGTAGCTAAGATTTGCATCGTTCCCTGGTATTCGTGCCATTTGAACCTCCTCTATTAAGTTCCTGATTCAGTGCCACAGGTGACAAATATAGTCATACTCGTACCTGTGAATGTTTGAATATTGACTCGTTTCCATGCTTCGGTTGCGCTTGTGGTTGATACCCTTGTTACTCCTATCGCCGTGAAGGTAGCGGCCAGCCCGGAGATGTCGGCATAGGCATCACCAGAGCCATCGTCCGAACTCTCCTGCACTCTGACCGTGATCGTTGTGCCGTTGAAGGCCGTGCATCTTATCGTGGCCACAAAGACAGTGTTGGCCGATGTCGCTCCAAGATTCTTGTTTGAATTGGTGATCGCGCCAGTACCAGCCACGGCTTCGTTGGCCATCGACGTAGCACGGTAAATACCGCCTTCACTTGTCCAGTCGCAATTCAGCAGCACAGCACCGGCAACCTCATGTGGTCTTGGCTGACCAGATATTTGCGCCTGTAATTCATATCCAATATCTCCATGGGAAGCATCACTCCCAGGGAACAACCCCAGATAGTGTTTCGTATTGTCCCCAATATTGGCCCACATCTGCTCATCGTATCCATCGTCGGTAGTGTCAAAGAAGCCATTGATTGTCGCAGTCGCAGATGGCAATCCCTCAACAAATTCCGGCCCCGAATCGCCAAAACAAGTGACCTCTGGCAAGTTATTAGTGATTGCCAGATTGATTGAATTGGTGTACCCCGAGAAGTCGAACTCGTCAATGTATACCTTTGATGTATCACTGCTTACTCTTGCCATCTTTCACCTCCGATTTCTTTGATTCTGGTGGTGCCGGTATAATCCCGCCATTTTTTAGCAACAGATCAATGTGTATGCCGTCGGCTTCGTCTTCAGGGCCAAGAACAACCTCTTGCCCGGGGAAGACCTTGAGATGCCCTCTATTCAATATCAACTTGGTTTGTGCGATATATTTCTTTTCTTTCTTCATGCCTTTTGCGCCTCCACTAAGAATTCGGTTGAAAGATATTGGTGGCCGCCCCATACGGTTGTTCCAGCTCCAGAATTGCTAATTAGCATGGCGAAATCCGCCTCACCGCCAAGTGTTGCATCTCCGTCAATGGCGGCATAGACCGAATCGGAACCTGCCTTCTCAATATAATCTAGCATCCGGTTCAACACTGTGGGGGTATCCTGCTTCGAAAGCATTATCAATATACGGAATGTAACGATTTCAGCATTGCCAAATGTTTGGTTGTATAGTGTTTCTCCAGGCAGAACTAGGGCTACTGGGAATTCATTGATTGAATTAGGCAATTCATTCGGCGCATAAACCCTCGCGAGATCACTTATTGTCTCAAGTCTAGTCTTCAAGCCACTCCCCATTCCTTCAAGCCCCATAGTCACTTACTCCAAAACTTTTCAACCATTTGCCCCCAGTCTTTTAATATATCCCTGACTTTAGTTTCACTTCGATTCCAAGCGTGTTGGAATGGCCCTATACCCTTGAATACCCTGCGCTGCTTCATAACCCTTCTATCACTGGGTAATACATAACGCGGGGGGAATGGCTTCCCTTGGTAAGTGCCGCCATATTCAACTGTCGAAGCGTATGCCACATTCGTTCCTATCTGGGCAAATTCCGGCACTGCCCCGCCGGCTACTTCAGGTGTAATGCTTGCCCTTAATCTGCCAGTCTGAACAGGCGTATGGATTTCGACCTCCTTCGAGACAAATGCCGTTGCTTTACCCAATAACTTCTTTAATGGATTACCTAGCAGTAGTTTAGCCTCCAGCTTATGCTGTAGCTTTTTAAGTTCGTCTGCATCTAATACCATACTCAAGTTCACGCCTGATTTTGCCATCAGATATTCTTCCTCTTATACTGGCCGATGATGAGTCGGACATCCGCATCCAAGCCTTTGTAAACCTGTGTCAAGCCGGTTTCAGGATTTGTTATCGCATCCTGATAGGCCGATTCTTTCCTTTTCCACCATCTCATCGACTGAATCAATGTCGCTTCCTCTATCGGTTCGGGGTATTGATAAATATATAAGTCAGAGTCATCAGAATGAGCAGCAGCCGTCGTTCCGTTCACTGCCCTACTGACGGTTAGGTCATTGCTGGAAATGGCGCTAATATAGGCTTGCTCACTATTGCATAGAATCGTCTGCCCCACAGCAAACGCCGTGCCGTCATCAACAGCCCATGTTGTCTTAGTGGTGGACATGGCGGCATCATTCAAATCAGTTCCTGCGTCTGTATAAGGCGTTGTTGACTTGCCATCGCCATAGCCAAAGGTCCCCGCTATCTCGATGCCCTTTTTGATCCCTGATGCAAAGCCTCCATAATCTGAGTCAGATGATATTATTATCCATGTCTTTGGCGTATCGTTATATGGTTGTAAGTGATAGTCAGTTGTGGCTAGAGTGGATTCATAAGTAGCATCACCATCCTCGTCTACCTTGAATGTTGTCACGGTCAGTAGGTCGTCAGCCAAAAAGAACGGAGATCCCGAGCCGTCG